GTGTTTGCTTGGCGCCCATAAACAGTATTATATTCCGTTGCCGCTGTGTTTAGTACATCGGTACTATAGCCACCAACTATAACTTGCCTCATACGTTTTTCTCAGCCTGAATATTTATAGAAACACTAGCAACAGTGTCTAATTGAACTGTCCAGACGGAGTTTGCTGTCGTCATTTTCCAACCCGCTCCGCGCGGGAAAGACTTCACATAAGGCTGTTTTGGAGCAAGTGGTATAGTATAAACAACCGCTCCGGCCGTGGCATCACGAAGTGATAATATACAGCTTATTTGACTCCTATTTATAACATCAATACTTGCAATGTCGTAAAAAATTCCGGCTCCTCCGGCCGCTAAAAGAATTGTCTCGGTAGTTGTGGAAAGTAAATCTAGTGTTGTTTGGGTTTGTAAGTCTCGACAATGACCGATTTGAAAAATAGGTCTTCCAATGTCATCAGCAATAGCCCTAACCCTGTCCGCATCTGCAACAGATGTGGGGTTTGTAGTTCTAGCTTGAAAACCAATTCCAAGTGGTTTTGCTCCGGCGACTTCCGCGGCATCATGGGCTAGGTTTCCACCAATATCAGTACCGTTAACGGAATCACCTCTTTGTGCATCCCAATTGACCCCATCCAGTACATAGTTCGCATTTAGAACACACAAACCCGTTATAGACCCAGCCACCAAATTATCAGCATTAGGACTTTTTACCGCAGCCCTGGTACCTCTAGTAACGGAATCTTCAATTACAAGAATTTGAGCTCTCTTAGAATCTATTCTAGATGCGGCGATATCATTTTCTGTAAGAGCGGTCCCAGCGACCTCATCAAAAATAAAACCAGCTCCAAATACTTTAGATGTACCATCCGTGAATCCAGCGTTATCAACAAGTGTTTGGTTATCTGCGGTTACCCAAGGTGATGTTGATTGAGTCACGGCTGCGGTTCCTGTTAGGGCAACAGACCAAGGAGTTGTGCCCTGTATCACGAGAGCACTGATAGTATTTGTCACACTTACGGTACTAGAACCGAAATTAGTTTGTTGGTTTCCAGCCGCATCTACTATTGCAGTTTTTAGAGCATAAACACCTGTGGTTAATTCCAGAACTTGTATGGGCCTTATGACATCTGCTGCTCCCTCGGCCATGGCAGCGGTACCAATAATTGCAGCTACGCTAGTCCCTTCGGTATACTGAGTACCTCCGCCAAAACTAACTATTTGTGAGCCTAAACTATCGCACAGAGCTGTCTTTAATAAATAAGTTCCAACCGTTGGTACGAATACTTGAAGTGGGCGCATGATATCGCCAACACCTTCAACGAGTATAGACGAAGCGGTGATTGCGCTTACGGTCTGACCCTCAGTATATTCAGTGCCACTACTTGCTGCGCCGGATGTAATAATTGTTTTAGTTCTTAAATACCCTTCTGTATCGAAATAGGCATTAACTCTTTGCCCAGTAAGTACGGCTGATGGAGTAGTATCGTAAGCTTTACCGCCAATTTTAACTGGGCCGCCTTCATCGGTATCACCGTGAAGAATTCGGCTTTCTACGTTTATTATTGTTATTGGCATTTCTAACCTTATCCTTGGTTATTTAACTGCAAATCCGTCGCCTATATTCTTTTCAATAAATTTATCTATATTCATTCCACCAGCCGACTTATCAGCTTTGTAATCCTCATACTTTGTAATTGGGATTAACAAACTACGGCAATTAAAATGAAGCGGTGGCACGGGCTCGTCACCCTTTTCGAAAATCTTCCCGTGTAATCCCGAACAAATCTCGGTGGTTCTATCGTCCATAATGGCCGAGTATTGATAGGCAGCTATTACTCCTGATTCCTCAAAGAATTCCATACGGCCTTTATTCATTACTTCAGTGAACTTCGTACGCGCGTAACGCTCAATGGATACGTCACTAAGGTCTGAAAGACCGCCTTCCATTTCAGCAATGACTTGGCTTAATGGTTTACCGTCTTTAATCGCAGCAATGAGCGCTTGTCTCAAGGATTTACTAATCTGGTATTCCCAGTCACCAACATATGCGAACGTTTCGTCTTCCAGGAACTTTAGAAACTCCTCCGCGGGAAGTGGCGTAGCGAAATTACCTTTTAGTAATTCATTCCTTGCTTGGTTAATTGATTCCTTGTGAGCCGATAAAAATACACGTTTAAACATCGTCTTAAGACTCGCGGTATATTTCGGCTTCACTGAGTCATAAAGACTAATATCTTGCTTCTCTATGATCTTCTTTTTCTTAACTTGTTTAAATAAATCGTCAAATACTTTGGCTACAATTGGTTGTGACTGCGTGAGCGTACTCGCAAGAAGAGTGTCCATGGTGTTCTCTATTAGTTTAAAATTAACTTTCTTAGAGTAACTACCGATTGTGTCGTCATAGAATCTTTTATACTCTTTAGTGAATGAAGCGTCTTCCTTGGGACTTTTGGGTTCTTGTTCTTCTTTATCTGTATCTTGTTCTCTACTATCTTCTTGTTTGGGATCCCCTTCTTTAGGCAGTTCCATCTCCCCGTCAAGCGATGGTAATGGCTGTAATTCCTCTCGTTCGACTTCACCCTCTGGGAATTTAGCGAGATGTCTAAAATGATTTATCTCTTCGTCGTTAGGAATATAAACTTTTCCCTTAACAACTTCGATCCATAATTTTGCTAATTCTTTAGCATCTTCATCACTCATTGGACGCAGTTTGAACTTAGGACAAGGGTCCAATTTACCGTAGTTGTGATAAACAAGTGGTTTTACTATTTCTCTGTTTACTAAATCTTCGATGGAAGATCTTCGGCGGTTAATGTGTCTAAAAAACACATTCATTTGTTCTTTACCTAGAGAATAAGATCCTCCTGAGGTTTCCGATCCTTGGAAGCCTAGGAGGTCCGGTACCAGAAGGCTTCTGCCGATAAACATGTTGAAGAGGTTAATGCCTTTGACATAAACCTCGCCTTGATTTGATGTTTCCAAGAATTCTAATTCAATGTCCTTAGGTAATGCTAATGCGGTTTTAGTTTGAAGCTTTTTAATAGCAGCAAATATGTCATCGACCGCTTGTTGAGGAATGTTCTTGTCGTATCGAGCTACGGGGGTTGGGGAAGCGGCTTTTTCCAGGAAGATCGCATAGAATTTAATGATCTCTTTTTTAATAAACCATGCTTCCCACGCAGCTCTGAGATCAGACTTACCATATGGGTTTTGAAATCTCTGATTCACTTTGTAATGAACTAAGGAATCTGGATTGATGTCGATACTACCTTCGGGTCCGCGTTGCTCGTATCGCTGAATGTTTCCGTGAACATCTGTGTGAAGTAACCAAGTAACCGGGTGACGAACTTTAATGCATTTTAAAAATGCCATTCCATTTTCTTTGATATTAAATATTTTTTCGCCTAAAGAAAATCCATATTCGAAAGCACTTTGGACTTCCTCGAGTGCATCAATTAATGGGATTTGTGGGTCTTCGTAGAGACTTTGCTCTATTTCTTTTGCTATTTTTGCAACACCTTCATCAGTTGAATCGACTGTAATATCAAAACCTGAAGCTAGAATTAAATCACGCTTAATTTGTAGACAAACCGATACTTGATCGTCTTTTGTCATTTCTTCGTATATGGAATAATCAAAACGCTTTTGGACTAGGTCGTCTGGGTTGTAGGGCTTTACCTGTGAATCAGCCCAATAGGAAGAATCGGCATAACTTAATTCAGTAAAATTTAAATGAGTGGATAGATTATCTACTATTGGATTGGATCTAGTTTCGGATCTCGGTTTTGCTTGTTCATTTCCATATGTTTCGTTGTAATCAACCGGCATATTTAAATCCTAATCATGCGACCAATATTTTGGAACAGTTCCGTGTTCGAATTCTGGATGCACAACTGTAAAGCAATGGCACATGCCATCACACAGTCGTCATGCTTATTGTTCGCAGCTTCAATTCTCCCATCTTCATTAACTAGCGTCAAACATTCTTGAAGTGTGGTGAGGCAATTGAGTTTAATGCGTCGATTTTCCACCGCTTGGACAAATCCATCAATCATGAGTGGACGAGAAATTCTATCAGTGAGCCATCCTAATTTACCGTCTTTATCCTGAAATAAATTCGGGTATCGAAGGTGTTCGTAAAGCTCCAAGAGGACCGCGTGACCATGGTTATTTCTTTCAACCGAAACTATAGGTTTTTTATCCAAAGCAGTCGTATATCGAATTCCTAGTTCTTGTATACGCTGCGCAAAGTCGTAGGGTTTGAAATGGCCGCGTAAAACGGCGCATTGTTCCATTGTGATGATATCGAATACGGTAGCGACAGAATAGTCGCCGCCCATACCTTCGGCGGTATCAGCGGCAATGACGTATTGGTGATGTTTATTAGCTTCGATGAATACTTGGAGGCCATCTTTTTGGTAAATAGGCGCTCTAGCCGATTCTTGCATAGCCTTGATATGATCCGCGTCAATAGCAGCGTTACCTGTACTAAGAAAGCATGTTTGATCATCTTCGGGGTATTCCTGCCTAAACAAATGCCCTAACTCAATTTGTTTAGCGCGTCTAAAGGCCATTTGCTTATGCGTCAATTTGATGCCGTATTTATTAAGGACGTAATTGTATAGTTCTTGTTCTTCGTCAGTGAGTTGAGTTTGTTTAGTTTCGAGAGCGTATTCGGAATGAAAGAACCAAGGACAGAAGATCTTCTCGAAGTTTTGAGTTGTGTCCATCCAAAGGTCAGCAAACCAATTACCAAGACCATTAGCTGTACTTTCGAGAGTAATTTTTCCATTGGCCGGAACTGTTTGCATGGTAGCGAGTACGCGCTGAGGTTCTTTGACGAAAGCGGCCTCAGAAACGTGAAGCCAATGAATGGTATCGCCTCGAGATTCTAAGTCAGCATAAATTTTTGAATTACTGTGATCAAAGCGCATTTCATAAAGCGATCCTCCACCACGAGCTAAATCAAATCTCATTGGAATCGGCATATTATCAAAGGCGTATCTAGCTATTTTAAATATCTTTTTAATCGCGTCTTGTTCGTGTGCGAGAATGCAAGCGACACGGTTTTTCTCGAACAAACAGAAATCAAGCATCTTAATGACTTCGTTTGTTGTGACACCGAATTGCCGAGCTTTAAGTATTATTTGGCGTTTATTTGAGCATTTGTCTATTTGCTTCTGAACAGCATTCTTTACAAAAGGTACGGACTTACCGCTCTTATTTACGATCTCGTAGAGGCGGCGACACCTAAACGTAGAATCATTCGCTAGTTTCGCTATCTCGTAGGGATTTTCTATTGTGT